CTATCACATTTTTATATCCAAGCTAAGATTTGCCATAGTATCAGCAAATCTAACATCTCCAGTTAAAAATACATCATCTCCAGATGGATATTTTAAAATTTCCATTTCTGTCATTTCTTCTGGATCTTTTCCATCTAAAACAATTAATCTCTTTTGTGCTTCTAAATCTATTTCAATCTTATTGTCGTAGTCTCCACTTAATACATTTGGAGCCATTTCCTTAAAATAAACCTTAGTAACATTAGAGCAGAAATTCATTTTATTGTTATAGTCATTTATGTAAATTCCTAACCAATAATTTTTAAATGTATCTCTTATGTCATCAGTTATGAAACACATTCCCTCAACTATTTTGATTTTTCTTGTATCTTTCTTCCAAGTGCTATCAAAAGTAGTTTTTGAATTTACTCCATAATTAATCCTAACTTTTTCATCATCATTGTATAGAGAGAATTTGCCAAGTTTTGGTTCAAAGTAATCTACTTCAGTCAAATCACTCATAACAAAGTTATCAGCAGAACGATTAATAGGCATTCCAGCTATAAGCCCAGCTATTGCTGCCGTGTATTCTTGTGCAGTAAATTCACCATAAATAGATTTATAAGTTCCAGTATTTCCTAACTCTACAATAGCCACATGGTCTGTATTATTAGCAAAGCTAGAAACATATTTAACAGTTTTACCTATTGCACCATCATTTCCAAATACTTGTTTAGTCCAAGTTACAAGCTTTTGGTCATCTGCTTGCTCTGCTCCTGGATAAGCTAACCAGTGCATTTTTCTTTCTTTAAATTCACCTAGAACATCATCTATATTTTCTCCAGTTTGCAACACTCTTATTAAAACTTTCTTAGCTCCATAATGCATTGCCAGTTTTATATATTTAGTATTCTTAGCATCCCATTCTTTCTCTTTCAAATCCGCTATTGTTTTTAGAATATTCCATTTTATAGTTTTCTTAGTATCTTTTAATATCAAGCAAACTATACCTCTTTCACTTCTTTGTATAGCAGTTGTTGCAAGAGTTTTAAACTCTATGTTAATGTTTGGACTAGCTTTTATTTGTCCTACTTCATTTCCCATTAATTACTACCTCCTTCTTTAAATCTTAATTCTAAATCTTTCATAAGTTCATAATCATAAGGTTTTCCATATAAATCATATAAACTCAATGTAAATACATAATGCCCAACTCTATCCACAATTTTTATATCTGTATTCCTTAGAGTTAGAAATCTATCTAATACATGTAAAACCTTCTTACCTTCTATTTCCAAAGCATCATCTAAGTTTTCTAAATTCTCTAATATCTCTGCATTAGTAAGCTTTCCATTAGTTTTTGGGAAATAGATAACATCAACATCTATAGTTTTTAGTTCTCTATATTCAGAATTAAATTCTTTTTTATAACTAACTAAATCAATATAAAAACAAGGTTTTTTGACATTATCTATATCCTCACTATATGGGTTTACCTTTAGTTTTTCAGAAATAATCTTATTTAATGCATTCTTTACATCTACCCATTTCATTTCTTTATCAATCCTCCATAAAAATTTTTTAAATCTTTATAGAATTTAATTTGTCTCATAGCTACTGCTGTTCTTAGCATAAATCTACCTCTGACAAATTTAGTTTTACTTCTTCCAATTCTATGGCCATACTCAACATGTGCTGCATAGTCAGTCATGTTAAACACAATCTGAGTAAATTTTTTACCAGTTAATCTTTTTCCATTTTCCCTTTGCCAACTATCTCTTAAAAGTCCAGTGTCAACGGGAGTTAAAATTTTATTTTTATTTTTTAATTCTCCTACCATTTCCTCAGCCTGTAACATTAAAAATCTTTCAGTAGCTTTTGGAGCTTCTGTTTTTATTTCATTAAGAATTTTGTCAAATTTTTCAAACCCTTTAAGCTCCATAATCTACCTCATTTTCAGATACTTCTGTTAAAACTATTTCCTTGTGCTTTATTATGTTGTATGCCAAAGGTTTAGATGCCTTGAACATATAAATAGCTCCATCTGCTTTTCTTGTAACTTTTAGTAAATCATTTTGCTTTATATCTACACTCAAACCTACAAAGAGTTTATATTCCTGTGAACTGCTATTGACTGGTCCTGGTATCACACTTCTCAACCATTTCTGAGATAATCTGCAAGGAATATCTTTTAATATTTCTCTTTGCTCTTCAAAAGCACCGCCATACTCATCTGTGATAGTAACAGAACGAATAACAGTAACTCTATCATTATGTAACTTATCTAAAATACTCATACAGTTCCAACCTTTCTAAATCTGAATAATTGACTCTTTAAAGATAAGAACATTTCATCAGTTGTGTTATTAGATGTGTCATATTCTATTGTGGTATCTCCTTCAGTTACTTTAGAAATATTACCTTGTAAGTTTGTTTCTTCAATAGTTTTTAATGCTAAATGCTCTGCAAATGGTTCTATAAGTTCAACTGGAAAATCATTTCTATTCATAAAATTTAAAGCTTTTCTAACTAAAATGGTTACTTGAATTTTCAACTTAGCTTCGTTGCTAATATCTGTTAATTCTTTCACTTTTTCAAATATTTTATTGTAAAGTTCTTCCATCTTTAACCTCCCAACATGAAAAAAGCAGGAGTTTTTTATTCTCCTACCTCTGTCACTAGGTTATTATTCTTTAAAAGTTCTATCTCAGTTTTATCAGATGTTGAGTAAACTCCATCTTTGAATTGAATAGAAGTTCCAGCTATAATTAAATTTTTATATCTAGAATGAAAAGTTGTTTCTCTTATTTCTTCAATTATTTCATCTTCTTTTTTATTTTCTTTCGCCATTACAACCTCCTATGATATTTTTACATTTTTAACATGCACTTGGAAAGGTAACTTAGTTATTTGATGTGCATATTCTCCATGTAAGAAATAATTATCAGCTAATTCTGTCTTAGCTCCAATTTCTTCTTTAATTGGGTATAATTGTTTTATTCTAGCTTCATTTAAGTTCATTAATATAAACTCATTTTCTGCTAATGAAGTTGCTGGAAATACAGATACAGTACCAGATGTAGTAACTATTTCTTCAATTTTAGTTCCTGTTATTTTTTCAGTTATATCTGTTCTAACAGTATCCTTATTTAATTTATTAATACTTCTTAAAATTGTATAAGGAACACATAAAGAATAGAAACCAGCCTTTAAATCTGCTGCACCTGGATTTCCTTTATCAACTATTGCTTTTACAACATTATCTAATAAATCTAATGAAAAAGGTTGATTATTTGCATCTATGACTATTCCATGTTCTTTAATTAATGCTTTTACTCCACCTGACATTCTTAAATTTCCACTTGTAAATTTAACTCCATTTAAGAATTTATTTTCCATAATTCCTAACAACTCATCTTTTTTCTTTTGAGATTCTAATTCTCTTACAGATAAGCCACCTTGTCCATGTGGATTTAAGTGTTTTGCTGTTTCTGTAACTTTATATTGTTCATAGATAATTCCAGTATTATTTGTAATATGAACTGGTAATCTAACAGTTGAAGCCTTTAATTCTCCTCCTTCTTCCATTTCTATTCCTAAACTTTGCACCAAAGTCCCTATCGCTATATTTCCTGTTGTTGCGGTAGTCCCAGCGTAACCTCTTGTAATATCAGCTTTACTATCAGTTTTAACATTAGTAATTTTTACTATTTCTTCTCCAATAGATAGTAAAGCATCTTTTACTAATATGTCAGTATCTACTACTTGAAGCTCGGTATCAGCTGTTGCTAATGCCTTTTTTAAAGTTGATGATACTTTTCTTTCATAATGGTCCACCCATTCAATAGTAGTAGAGTTGGTTTTGTCTACTCTCCCACCTCTTAAAATATGAGATATGATAGGAGAAACATTGGGATTTACCAATTGTAATTCTTCTAAAATATCATTTGAAATAAATTGATTTCCTGAATGTAATTTGTTGTCTATATTTGCCATTATTCATTACCTCCTGTATTTTGTTCTTCAAATTCTTGCTTAGCTCTTGTATATTTAGCTCTATCTTCAATAGAACCAGTTTCAAAAGCCTTTTTCTTCAATTCCTCTAATTGAACTTTTTTATCAGCTCCACCATTACTTCCACCATTCATTGCACCTGGTACTCCACTAGCACCAAGTCCTTTTACATATTCTCCCATTGCTTCTGCAAAACCTTTAACAGATGCTTCTATTTCTTCTTCATTGGCACCAGAAATTCTATCTAAAAATTTATCTGGCATTTTATACTTTGCTAATGTAGTTCTTTTGATTTCATCTGTCTTTATTTTTGAAAGTTCAGCATTCTTTGCATCTAAGTCTTTTTGAATCTTTTCAAGTTCTTTTTTATGCTTTTCTTCTGCAGTAAGATTAGCATTTTTAATTCTTTCCTCATAATCTTCAATAGACTCATTGTGCTTTCTTTCAAGCTCTTTTTTTTCTTTTTCAAAGTCTGCTTTCATTCTTGCAAATCTTTTGTTAATCATTTCATCTACTTCTTCTTGGGTAAATGTTTTTGGTTCTCCTGGTTCTGCAAATAGTTGAATATTAAATTTAAAATCTTTCATTTTTTCCTCCTGTTTAAAGTCCTGTTTGACTATATCATATCCAGAAGTTTAATGTCCTTCAGTACGACAATATTTATATTTGTCCCTCCTTTCTTTGCAATAAAAAAAGCACCTAGTTTTTATCTAAGTGCTCTTGGTTTAATTATTTTATTTAGTTCTTTCTTTAAAAAAATCTTTCCAGTAAGGGTTTTCTTTATCAAAAATTTCTTTTTGTTCTGGTGTTAAGTTGTGTGGATAATCTGCAAATAAATTAAAGATTTTTATTTTATCAAAACTAAACATGTGTTTACCAACAGAATCTAAATCATCTATCCACCATACTCTATCATTTTTATTTTTCTTATAAAAATCACTTAGCATATCCACCTTCTCCTTTATTTTGTTTATCTTTAGCTGTATTTATGTAACCTAATAGGTTTTTAAATTCCTCACTATTTTTGCAAGAATCTACATCTATTAAAACATTTGATTTTTCAAATTTTATACCACCAACTGAATAAGAAGCTTGACATCCAAATCTAGTTTTTAAAACAGAACTATCTAATTTTTTAAAGCCATTTTCTGTTTCTGACTGCAACTCTAAGTATTCAAAACCTCTATTCCTTATTCTTATTATCGCCGCATGTTTACCTGTTTCTAGATAATATTCTTTTTTTTCTTCTACAAAAGTAAGTAACTCTTTAACAGCATTGTAATCATTTGCCCTTTTTATAACTTTACTTTCAATACCATCTAAATTAGCAATTTCAACTATGTTTCTTGTTGTGGCAAAAATTTCTGTAGATATACCGCCTCTAAAATCTAAAACATCATACCCATTTCTATTTCCTATATAAGCAAATGCTAGAGAAGAACAAGAACCTTTTGTTTGGTCTCCTCCACCTAATTTTTTAATTATTTCTTCAGTTGTTAATTCTTTTTGTAGTTTTTTAACCTCATTATACTCTACTTTATCATTTTGAGCCCATGCCATTGTAAATGTATTAGGTACTGGTTCTTTAGTTATACTCTTATTTTCATTATTTGTCAATGCTTCTTTCTCGTTGCTTTCAATATCTTTTTCACCAATTTCTTCTCTACCTTGCTTGATTAAATTTTCATAGTCAACAATCGGTATTGTTGTACTTCTGCATCGTGGATGCATTGGAGGATAATTAAGCCCAACTGCAATCTTTTTAATCTCAAATACTTCACCATGTAACTCCGAACAAATTTGACTTGTCCTGCTATCTAATGTAGCACTAAACTCATATTTTTCTATGCCAGCTTCTTTATATCCGTCCAAAGTAGCTTGATTTAAAGTATAATTAACTTCTGTTCTTAAAAGTCTTTCAACATCGTTCTTTTTAGCTGTTTCAAACCTTTCAGAAACTCTTTTAGTCATAGTTTGTAAGTTGATACCTTGTATCATTCCATTTACTATTTCTTGCTTTACTGTTTGTGCCAATTTATCTGTATTACTCCAAAGTCTTTCGGAGAAATTAGCACCGCTCCAAGGTCTATCCAAAACAGTTTTTATTTTATCTCTACTTACAATAGCGTTAATGCCCAAATCTTTTGTTACTTCTATGAAAGTATCTCTATAAACAGAGGTTAAAGCATTCTTAGCACTATCTTCAACTCCAAAGATAAGTTTCACCATTTCCATATCTACTTGTGCTTTAAGACTATCTAAATGGCTCAAACGACTTCTAGCAGATAATGTTTCAATTTCTAAATATAATTTTTGAGCATCTAATGGTGCTGTTTTTAAAAGATTCTTATATTCTTTCATATAATCATGTAAATCTTTTTTCCAAACCTTATAATCATCACCTTTCAAAAATTTTAAAGCTTCATTATAATTTAGAATATTATCATTCATATAAGTTGTAGTTATTCTAGAAATCTCTTTATTTATATCCTGCTTGGCTTTTTCAAGTGCAATCTTATACTCTTTTTCAATATCCTGTATTGTAGTGAATGCCTTAGCCTCTCTTTTAACTTGTCTTTCTTCCCAATAATCTCTATTCTTTTGAGCCATCAGCACCAACTCCTAATGGAGTGTTCATATCTTTCATTACATTAATATCTTCTTCAGCTTTTATTTTTTCTAACTCTCCTTTTGCATCTTCTATGAAAGGCAAAATAGATAAAATAGTTTCATGCGATACTATTCCTTGTAATTTTTGAGCTGTATCTGCTGCTTCAACAAGATTTTTAGGAACATTTCTAGTAAATACTTTTTGAATATCAGTAGCTTTTATTTTTAAATTATGAAAATCTATCATAAGTTGTAATCTTTGATTAATTGCCTTTTTAAAATGCATTTCTTTTTGTGCTGCTAATTGTTCTAATGCTAAAAGTTTATATCCAAGTGCAACTCCCGAGCTATTTCCACTGAACTCTTTGTCTTGCATGTCTGGTATCATAGAAAATTTATGGATATCTTGATTTAACCTATTTTTGTTATTTTGAGCATAGCTGTCATTGACTTGTTTTATTAGCCACTTGGCATCTCCGTCATCATCTATTAACATTAATTTATCTTCTTTTATTTTTTTTAATGTTTCTTTATCAGTTCCCCCAACATTAGTTAAAACTAAAAGTGCATCTGTGAAGTCTGTCATATCGTCTATCGAAGTTGATGCGGCTTCATCGTATCCATCTATCAAAGAAACAACTTTTTTAAAATCCCCAAAAGCCCTTTTGTTGTTTAAAAATTCAATAATTGGAACTTGATTAAACCCATGTAACTTAGTTACTCCTTTTATATTTGGAACTTCTTTTTTATCACTTTCGGATAAGAACTCATAAGTTGTAACAGTTGTACTATCATAAACTTCTAATTTATAAACCCATTTATCCTCTTTATTTTTAGTTTTATCCCATCTAACCGCAGCTGTTATTTCTTTTTTTACTGTGTTATCTCTTAAAATAAAACAATCTCTTGGGTCTACAACTGCATTTCCAATAGTATTATCTGCATTTTTATACCAAAGTTCATAAGATTTACCAAAAATAGAGCAGTTTTCAGAATGTTCAAAATTTTCTTGTTGCTCTTCTTCAGTTGACAAATATTCAGATAATTTTTCAAAATCTTTTTTTAATTTATCATCTTGTAAAGTATAAGAGATAGGTTTTCCTAGAAAATATGCAGTAGCAATAGTTGTTATATATCCAGGGTAGTCATGAATCAATTTAGCATCTTCTTTATCTATTGTTCTATCTTTTTTATTTAAAATATTGTGTTTTCCACTATAATAATCTTCCATTTTTTGTAGCTCTGGCAATTCATTTTTTATAAATGCATCCAGTGCTTCTTTTAATTCTTGTACATCCATTAATCCTCCTTCCTATCTTATTCCTAGACTATTTCTATCTATTGTTCTCATTTCATTTCTATTTATTGTTTTTTCAGCAACACCAGTTAAAGCATCTGGTCCATCATCATGTTTATTTTTGCCTTCTTTTTGATAAGAAATAATATCCTTTGCAAATTCTGGCCATTTATTTTTCCAATCAACTGGCATATAGATATTTGCATTAACCCAAGCACTATTTGATAATATTCTTGCTATTTTATTTCCAGATTGATGGAACCATTTAATAACTGTCTTATAATTTCCTTTATCTCTTGTAATTCTTTCAATATTTCTTGCGAATGCTCTACCACCATTGTTGCTTTCTATATCTGCAACATTTACATTAAACTTTTTATATGCTTCTGCAACCATAGGTTCTGTTATCTCCATAGCTTCTTTAGTATAGATAACATCTAGTATATAAGCACTATCTTTACAATCTGCATATATGATATTGCATAGAAAATCCTCTCCTGTGTCGGCTGTATCACAATAGGCGGATATTTTAACAATCTTTTCTTTTGGTAAATCTACATAAGTTTTAAATTCACTGTATAATCTACCCTTGATGTCTATTGGCTCTTGCTGATAGTTAGCTGAAGCTATTTCTGGTCCCATAGCTTTTGCTTTTGATAAATAAGATTTATAACTTAATATTTCATCACAAAGCATAGTACCTTTATCATCTTGAACAGCTTTCATTTTTATATGTTTTATCTTTTTCCCTTCTGCTTTATAATGTTCTATTGCTCTACCAGCTAGGTCACCACTAACCCAACGAGTCATTATAATTATTATTTTTCCACCTTCTTCAAGTCTTGAAAGCATTGTTTGTGAATACCAACCCCAATGTTTATCTAAAACATTAGCGTTATAAGCTTCTTCAGCATTTTTGATTAAGTCATCTATAATCATCAAACTACACCCAAACCCAGTTGCAGTTCCACCAGGTGCAGTTGCTAAATAGTTATTATATCCACCATTTAAACTCCAAAGATTCATAGCTCCATCACCTTGTTTTATACTTACACCAGGAAAAATATCTGAAAATACAATTTTATTTTTATCAACTTTTACTTCTTGTATTGTATTTCTAACATCTTTTGAAAATTGAGTTGATAAAGTTTCATTATAACTTCCAGTCATAATTTTCGCATTTATATCTCTACCAAGTAACCATTCTACTAAGTTTCCTACAGTCCTTGACTTTCCATGTCTAGGTGGAAGGTTTAAAATAGGTACTTCATCATCACTTGTTAGAAAGTTTTGTAAGTCATTACATAAATCCACTAAAAATTGTCTTTCGTATTTGTAGAAGTTAGGAGCTTTCAAATAACAATAAAAAAAGAACTCACGTCTTGCAAGTTCTATTTTTGCTCTTCTTATTGCTTCACTATTTTTCTCCACCAAATATCACCTTTTTTAGTTCTTCTGTGGATAGCCCTTTAAATGGATCCTCTGTTTTTAGTTCTCCTTTAACTTCTAGCTTTTCAGTAAACATTCCTAAATGTCTACATAGCATTTCTAATGCTTTTTCTTTATTATAAAATGTTACTTCTATTCCAAACTTAGTTTCCTTAACTCCAGATATACATGCTTTTTGTTCAGGACTTAACTCATCAAAATTTTTAATTATGAGGCTATTATTTTTAAGATTAACTATTCCAGTTCTATCCGTAAAAGCTAGATTAGCAATCTCTTTTAATACTCTATCTTGTGTTATTTCTGTCCTTTTTTCTCTTTCTTTCATTGCAACTTGTATTTTCTCTTGTACCTTAGTATTTCTTAGCAATTTACTAGCATTAACAGCAGCAGTATTTTCATCTTTAGCTTTATATCCTGCCCTAATATATGCTTGTGTACCATTCAAGTCTTTCAAATATTCTTTTACAAATAAATCTTGTTTAGTCAATCTTTTCACCTCCAATTTATTCTCTTTTTTGTTTGTAACTTAAAATTCTGTGTCTATACTTAGATTCTAATTTTTCAATTTTATTTAATAATTTTTTGTCATTGAAATGTTCCCAGTATATAGTTCCTTGTGCCAAATTACCAAATAAGATTTCTCCCTCAATATCCTCAAATCTTGTTATGTTTTTTGAATTTCTATTTATATCTAGACTTTCTTCAACTGTTTCAAATTCTAAATCTAAGCCTAAAATTTTATTTAATAAAGTTGTATGAGTATCTATATAACTTCCTATATGTAATTTCCCTAATACAAACAATACAGGTCCATCTCTAAAGCCTATATCAAAAAACTTTTTATATGTTTTCATAAAATTCTCCTGTTTTGTAAATAAAAAACTCCCACATAGGAACGTATCCTGTACATTTAAGTACTGTGGGAGTGTTGACGTTATTATGGCAGGTGCATATTGGGTTTTTCACCAATGCGAGACCAACTCTTCCGTCTAACCAACCTATTAGGTCGATGCACCACATAGTAAGACTTTTTTAGAGTAGAGTCTTGAACTACTGTTAAGTAAGGGAGGAATTATCGTACCCTTAGATAGCCAAGAAGGATTAACTTCTTATAGCCAAGTCATCTAAACTATTTTCATATGATACCATACTACCACATTTTTTTTGACTTTTCCATCCCCACTTTTTTACTGATTTTTTACAATTTTTTTACTTGTATTAAATCTTGAGTTCTAAAATGAAATTCCAATTTAGGGAAAATTCTATTTCTTTTTTGATAAACAGTTTTTACAGATATATTAAGTTTTTCAGCAATCTGCTCATAATCTACTTTATCTTTTTTAAATTTGAAGTTATTTTCTAAAAATCCAACTTCAATTAAATCATAGTCCTCATTGTCTTTTACCATATCTAAAGCACTATCTATCCGAAATATCATTGCCTCATATAACCCAATGTCCTTAGATATTATAGCTTTCAAGTCTTCCATTCTCTCTATATCAGATTTTACTTCTACAAAACCACTCCCAGAAATTTTTTCTAAGCTATAACTTTTTAATAAAACTGGATTATTGAAATATTCCAAATCTTTTTTTATTCTGTTTTTGTATTTATTATAGCTGATTAACACTGTTTCTATTGCTTTAAATATAATCTTTTGTTCCTGTGTTGCCATTACTACCCCTCCACTTTTAAATTCAATATATCTTTATATGCCTGTAAATATGAAGTACCAGAATATTCTCCTGTTTTTCTATCTACAACAACCAACCAATTATAGCCATTCCAATTAACGTTATTAAAATCTTCTGTTGTGAACTCAAAATCTTCAATAGCCTCTCCAAATTTTATTGGTTCTTGCCCTTCTGGGTATACTATATCTTCTAGCCAAAAAGCATTATCATTAATCAAATTTTCAAAATTATCATTAAATCCAAAACTGTTTGGCAGTATTGGAAATATAGTTTTTACTATATATCCTTTTTTTTCTAAATTTTTTATTATTTGTTCTAATGTCATTTTAATTTCACTCCTTATCTTTTTTTTAATTCTCTGTTGCCAACCTTAACTATAAGCCTATCTAATTTAGTTTTAAGCGTTGCTCTCCTCCATTAATGCAATTCTGTGTCTCCATTTTTTATGAAATTCATTCATATTTACAGCTCTATTCTTTTTAAATACATAACAATCTATGTTGTAACTGTTATCTTTTATAAAATTAAAATTTTCATAGTTCAATTCATCTGTCTTAAATTTTAAAATTTTACTTAAGCAATAATTACATCTATCTTTTTTTTCTTCCTTTGTTAATTTTTTGCCCTGCATAATTTACTCCTTATAATTTTTGTTTGCTTCTTTAACTTTCTTAATCCTAACTTTCAAACTCTCAACAAGTGCGTCTTGTACATCTCCTTTATTTTGTAATGCTTCCATGACATCTTCATCTCTAGTTTCTTTACAGACCAAGTGATGTATAATTACTTTTTCTGTCTGCCCTTGTCTATGCAATCTCTTATTAGCTTGTTGATATAATTCCAAGCTCCAGTTAAGTCCAAACCATATTACATGATTACCTCCAGCTTGTAAGTTAAGACCATAAGCTGCACTTGCTGGGTGGGCTAGTAAGATATCAATTTCTCCCTTATTCCAGTCTAATTGGTCTTGTGGAGTTTTCAAAAGTCTTATTCTTAGTTTAGAATCTTTCAAGGCTTCAACTATTCTGTCTTTATCATGTTGAAAATTATAAAATACTAATGCAGGTTTCCCATTTAATTGCTCTATTAGCTCTAAAAATCTCTCAATCTTACAATCATGGACTTCAAAGACTTTTCTGTTTTCGTCATAGATAGCTCCGTTTGCTAATTGTAATAACTTATTCGATAGTGCAGCTGCATTTGCAACTGTGATTTCAGTATCTTCAAGTTCAAGTATTGCTTTCTTTTCTAGTTCATCATAAGACTTTTTGGCTTTACTGTCCAAAACCACTGGAACTTGCTCATAAATTATGTCTGGCAGTTCCAAATAATCTTCTGCTTTCATAGATATACAGATGTCGGATATCTTCTCATGTATAGCCTCATTTGAACCTTCTTTGGCGTCATAGTTAAAAATTACTGTTCTGTTTCTTTGCCCGGGTTCAAAATATCTTTCCCTAAATTTCCCTATAGTCTTTTCAAGTCTTTCTCCCTGGTCCAATAGATACAGTTGAGCCCATAGGTCTATAAGTCCATTTGGTGCAGGTGTACCTGTAAGTCCAACTATTCTAGTTATTTTATTTCTAATAACTCTCAGACTTTTAAATCTTTTTGATTGATGATTTTTAAAACTAGACCATTCATCAAGTACCACCATATCGAATGGCCAAGCATTTTTATAATAATCAACTAACCAAGTTACATTTTCTCTATTTATAACATAAATATCTGCTGTTTTTGCAAGTGCCTTTATACGCTTCTGTAAGCCCCCTAAAACAAGAGATGTTTTTAGTAGGGATAAATGGTCCCACTTTGCTATCTCATCTGTCCAGGTAGCCTCTGCGACTTTTTTTGGGGCTATTATTAATACCTTCCCTACTTCAAATCTATTAAATTTTAAATCTACTATTGCTGATAGAGTTATGATGGTTTTTCCTAACCTAAGCCCATATCCAGCATAAGCCCTAACTTGTCATCGCTAATCATTCTATCAATGCAGTATTTTTGGTATTCATGTGGTATAAACTTCATTTAGGCATCACCTCCTCAATAAATTCATCTACTTCTTGAAATGAAGCTATAACTCTTACCTCACAATTTAAGTTTTTCAGCTTCTGCATGAAATTTTTCTGTAAAGGAGATAGATTATTCCTTTTACCTTCTGCTTTCAGTTCCACAAAATAGACATCTCCCCCAGGAACTATAACTATCCTGTCTGGGACTCCTGCATTTCCTGGAGAGGTCCACTTCATACACAAGCCATTTTTATTTTTTATACTTTTGACTAAATATGCTTCAATCTCTCTTTCACTTTTTTTCATAAAAATTTTCTCCAATCTTAAGGACAACAAACTAAACATTATTTCCTATATATATATGAAATATAGAATTTATAGATTTTATAGAATATATTTACCCTTTAAATTCTATATTTCTTTATACTTATATATAAAAGAATGTTACTTTGTTTAATATTAATAATAAAATTAATAATTCCAATACTTTTTCGGTAAACATTCTCAGTAACATTCTCGGTAACAACAAAAAAGAATGTTACCTTTTGATTTTTGAGAATGTTACCTTTTTGAGAATGTTTACCCTAGAATGTTACCTATTTTTTAATAGAGGTTTTTTCTCTTATAACCCCTTTGAACTCCATATTTTCCAAATTTAGAAGTCGCTTTCATTTTTTCCCATTCCTTTAGAGATGCTAAGACTTTATTAATCTCAATACTGTCACTTTTTTTCATAAATCTAATACTATTCTTCAGAGCTTCTTCCCATATTTCAGCTGCACAAATTTTATCTCTTTGGATTAAATCATCATGAAGTAATACTTGTTCTTCGTATTCATCTAAAAAAGTCCTTTTTGCAAAAGCATCTAAAGAATTCCAATTCTTTGGAATTTTCTTATCTAAGTAATCTAAAATTATCCCTTTAAATACATTATCTTCAGAGTGAGCCTCTTGTTCTTCCTTAGCGATTTTCTCAGCTTCTTTTGATAAAACTAAACTATAAAATTCATTTTTTGCAAGCTCACAAGCCTCAGCCCATATCTGTTCTAAATCATCTTTTAAATCATTAAAGATAGATTTCTTAGTCTTATGTATAAAACAATCTATTGGCCAGAATCTTCTATTTCCAGTTTCATCTCTTAAGAAGTTAGTATCATTTGCTGTTCCAAAGAATGCACATCTTCTTGGATATTTTTGGGCTCTACGCCCATAAGAAGCCCGAAAGATGTCATCTGTTCTACTTAAGAAGTTTTTTACCAAGTTCAACTCTGATTTTCTTAATGAACTAAGTTCACCCATTTCAAGTATCCAACTTCCCTGGATTAACTCACAAGCGTCTTTACCTTCCACATTAACTAAACTATCATTGTACCAATCCATACCTAATATCTTTAAAAAGGTACTCTTACCCACTCCTTGTGGTCCTATTAAAATAGGCATATTATCCCATTTAATACCACCATAAATAGCTCTTCTTACTGCTGCAACTAGAGATTTCTCAGAGACTTCTCTAGTATACACATTATCTTCACAACCTAAGTAGTCTATGAATAAAGTTTCTATTCTTTTTTCTCCATCCCATTGTGCAGATTGAAGTCTTGTCGCTACTTTATTTTCAGCATTTTCTTCTGCAATTAGATTAACTCCATCTATAATTTTATTTGTAGAAGTGATTCCATAATTACTTTCTAAATACCACCTTAGCCCTGCATCATCTGTATCAGTCCAAATTCTATCAGGGGTTTCAAATTTTCTGTCCCAAGGCACTCCATCTCTGACTAATATTCTTGAAGCAAATATATCCTTAAAAATTTTAAATTTTAATTCTTTATCATTTCTTAGAATTAAAATTATGTTGGACAAAGTGCTAAGCGCTTTCATACCATCGGCACTAAATTTAAGTTCTTCAGTCCAGTTGTCATCATCTTCGACTATTTCACCTTCCAGAACTTCCTCATTCTTATCATCTACTATTGAAAATTCTGCAATAGCTTTCTGTTGTCTTTCTTTTAATAAATCTTTTCTAACATCTGTCTTTGCCATTACCCATTCTTTCATAGCTATCCAAGATGGTAGTTTGGCCACAGGGGTATTAACTTCTGCTTGTATATCTAAATGTCCAAATTTATGTAATCTTACTAAGTCAAAAGCATTTACTAATTTTTGACTACAAGGGTCAGTAGCATGGTGAGAATATAAGAAAAGTCCATCTTGATATACAATAGCTCCAGCAGTAGTACTTCCACCTATAAAAGTTAATCTATCAGCTACATCACAAGGCTCATATACTCCTGGTAAAAATTCATCTATGGCTTGATAGATGTTAAACCTTCTGCAAAATGCTCCTACCATTCCTTCTTTTTCTAAAGGGTTTTCTTGTTTCTTTAACATATTCTGATGTAGCTTTTGGGCATCAGGAACTTCTGGCCAGGTTGATATATCTTTCCAGTTGTCATACATATTAAGTATGGCCGCACCATCTAGCATAGGTTTATCAGCATAAGTAAAGACATAATCACTATCAATAGAATGGCTTGGCCAATACATTAACCTGACAGCTTGAAAGGTAGTAGGGTCACAATAACGCAACCCTATAAACGATGCTACCTTTCTTGCAATAGGCTCATATTCTTCTGCACTAACATCTTCAGCTAAGGGAAAAATAACTCTTATTCTAGGTTTAGTAGTTTGGTGCTTACAAGTGCTATACACAACATAAGCGCACCCCAAACCATTTAGAGTTTTAATAATCTTAGTATCATCTTCATAAGCCAAGTTGTCTAAGTCAAGAGTTATTAAACTTCTACTTTCAACTGCTTCGCTTCTTCTTAGATTCCCTTTTAACTTTCCCCCAACAAAGCCTCCAACATCCTTAATATCATCTTGCTTAGACTTAGAATAAGATAAGAACTCATCTAATGTTTCAGCTGTTACTTTTGGTTTTCCTAATCTTTCAACAAATTCAGACCAGGTAATTTCAGTTGTTACCCACTGCTTAGATAGTCTGTTATTTGCTTCTGATATTACTAATTTTCTTGAGTTCTCCATCTGATGTCTCCTTTTATCCAAGTTTTATTATTTTAGTTATACAGTCAATTGTTTCCTGAATATCTAAAGTAATTAAATTCCTAAAAGCCTCATTTAACAATAAAGCTTTATTAGATGATAATCCTTCACAAATCCCAAGTATTATAGTAGTCCAATCAGTTTTTAATTTATCAGTAATTGTATTTATTCTGTTTCCACTAAGACGTTGAGAAATTTCATTTCCTTTTAAGGTCCAAGTTAGGTATTCAATAGCTTTCTGATAATCTTCTTTACCATTCTTTTTTTCAGCACGAACTAGGTACTTAACTACATTCCATATTCTAGTACATAAAGGATTAGGCATACCTTCAACTATGGCATCAGCTAAATGCCTACTTTCAAAATTACAACCAGGAATCATGTAATGCTTTGGTGAGTGAACATTATCATTTATTGCAGTTTCCTTTGTAGGATTTTCAACTTTATTTTCTGGACCTGTTTCTTCTCCAATAGCAATTAATATTTTCTTTTCAAGAGTTGGACTTTCTATATTGAGTCTTCCATTTTCTACATAAGACAAAAAACCTTGAGTAACTCCTATTTTTTCTGCAAATTCTTTTTGAGACAAATTATTTTCATCTCTATATTCCTTAATTCTTTTTCCTATTTCCATAATTTTCTCCTTTAAATTTCCTTGAATTTCTTTAAATATAAATTATATTTTCCATTTCTTTTAATGGATCTCATTTTTTCCATACATACGCCAGGAGTTCTTCCCAGCATTAAGGCTATATCTTCCCATTTCATTGTTTGTCTATAACCTACTAAATCTATTTCATCTTCTTTGCTCCATTTAGTTTTGTGATTAGGAAATAGTTCTGGGTTATACATTAATCTCTTAGAATTTTTATACCTTTTAAATCCACTAGAATCTACATAAAAATCTGCCATAATTTCCTCCTAATCTTTCATATAATAACTGCCAGTAAATCCAGCAGCATTTAATATAAGCCCCTTGGCCCAACTAATTTCTTCAGTCATAGTTTGTATAACTTCTTCTAATTTAACTGTTGTTGGAACGTCAAGTATTATCTCGTCATGGACATGGAACACTATTGGCCAACCTTTATCTTTTACTCTTAGCAAAGTTTCTGCTAAGCAATCTCTTGCGATAGCTTGAACAATGTTTTCTGTTAATTTTCCACCATAAGTTGGGATAACTTCCCACTTCTTAGTAGTTTGGTTAATGCCCATATAATGCATCTGCATTTGTCCAAACTGATTTTCTTTTAAAAATGGCTTTGGATAGAAAAGTTTTCTCCCACTTGGTAAAGCTATTGTGAAAAAGTCTTGACCATAAATAAAGTCATATTCTCTTGCTAACTTCACACATTTAACCATTTGAGGTTCTTCAGTTTCTAATACTCCAACTGCTGCATTCTCTAAGGCATACCATAACTCCACAATTCTTTTTGATGATTTTCTCCATCTATCAACTATATCTTTCATTTCTTCATCGGTTAAGCCCATATCTGCTGCACCCATAGCAGTTAAAGCTCCAACACTACCTTGGTAACCTAGAGCTAGCTCTGCAACTTTACCTTTCGCTCTAAGATGATAATTTTCTTCACCTTTTGCTATAGTATTGATGGGTACTCCAAACATTTGAGAGGCCGAGGCTTCATAAATTTTCCCATGAGTTTTGAATACTTCCATTCTCCACTCTTCTCCAGCAAGCCATGCTATAACTCTTGCCTCTATTGCTGAGAAATCAGATACAACAAAGTGATTTCCTTCTGATGGGATAAATGCAGTTCTTATCAACTGTGATAAAGTGTCAGGTATGTTCCCATAAATTAGCTCTAATAGTTCTCCATCACCTTTTTTTATGATATCCCTAGCAACATCTAAAGTTTCTATATAGTTACGAGGTAAGTTCTGTACTTGAACTAATCTGCCAGCGTATCTGCCAGTCCTATTGGCTCCATAGAATTGCAAGAGCCCTCTTACTCTCTCATCTTTGCACATGGCTTCGTCCATAGCTTTATACTTCTTAACAGATGTTTTAGAAAGCTCTTGCCTTATTTCTAATACTCTTTTAGCTTTTCCATCTTCTAAAGTATCTATCATTTTTCCCACTGTAGCTTTTTGTAAATTCTCCACTTCTTCTCCTGCTTCTTCTAACCAATTAAGAAGTTGACTAGTAGAATTAGGGTTATCAAGTTTAGTTATATCTTTTGCTTCTTCTAGTAAATTAGCTCTTGATACAGCATCTATAAATAAAGCTCCATTAACTAACTTACTATCTATTTTAACTCCGTAAGCATTCATAAAAGTATCTAATACCCACAGCTTCCATTCTCTGTCAGGGACAGGAAATGCACTTAATCTTCTACCTATCTCCATTTCTGTAACTACGTCTTGAACACAATATTCTTTGAAAAGCTCCCATTTCTCTGGGGCATGTTTAGGTAGGTTTCTAGTTCTATTCCCGTTGCTTTTAGTTGGATTACAAGGTATACAGAAGTATCTGATTAAAGCACTACCAGATGTAAGTTTTTTCTTATCTTGAGGTAACCCAATAGCATTACCTATTGCAGCAAGTCCTGCTGTATATCCACAATAAAGACCATGAACCATAGTACATTGCCATTGCTCTAAAGGAGTTTCTATTCCAGCCATGTTCAAACACCACCACTCAAAGACAGCATTGTAAGCATATTTAATACAAGTTTCATCTTTCAATAACTCTAAAACTTCTTGTGGTATAGATTCACCTTGTGCAAGGTCTATTATTTTTACGTCTTGGCCATCAATTGAGTATGCAAATAACAGTATCTGAAAATCATCACTCATTGCATACTTATAAGAGCCTGACTTTCCTATATCAACAGAGCTAAATGTTTCTATATCTATATTTAAAGTTCTCATAATCGCTCCTTTTTTTGAAAGTGAAAGGCAGTTTTCACTGCCCCTCTATTAATTTTATAATATTGGTTCTCCAGTAACTGGATCTATTTCTACTTCTCCAAATTCATTTTCAGCCTTAATTCCCATAGCTGATAAAGGCTCTCCATCCATTAGTTTTTGCACATTACCTAATCCACAACCAATTCCTTTTTTTCCACTTACATTATAAGGGAAAAAGTTTACTGATACTCTTGCATAGATTCCTGAATAAATTTCAGATTGATTTAAAATTGGTTGAGCTCTCACATCAACTATTCCTGGTTGGTAATCAATTTTTGCACTTGCTGTAAACACCCAGTGCCCTTTACACTCAGGACCAAACTCTTGTCCATCTGAAGGTCTGACACCATCTCCATCATATATAGGGATAGTTGGTTTTGGAGGTTTTACTCCATTCCATACACTGTTAGCTCCTTTTTCTATAGCAGCATTTATTGCTGCGTCTAATTTTGCTTTTGTTTGAATATCAGTTTTTGGAACTAGAATTGTACAACTATACTTTTCTTCTTGCCCTTTTTCTGCTGCATAATGTTTAAATAAATGCACATAACTTAATCTTACTTTCCCTGTCATTACTCTTGTTTCATTAGCCATTAAAATCACTTCTCCTTTATAAACTATTAATATCATCTACTACACTAAATTCATCTTCTGCCTTTATCCTGTTTGTTATTGCTTCTCTTTTATCAGAAGCTTCCACAAGGGTAGGCTTTCCTGCATTCATAACTATTAAATTTCCAACTAGATTATTAAAATCTTTTTTACCTATTACTTTCTCTATCTGTGCTAAAGTTAAATACTTTCTTTCATATAAAAGTTCTTCAGCTATTCCATTATCAACCAGTACCTTTATAGCCTCATCAGTATTTTTAAAACTTCTACTACCTCTACCATTAACTGCCTTCCAACCAGGTACTTCATTGCCTTTTAAACTTTCAGAAAGTGCATAATCTTTTAAATCATCAGCCCATTTAGCTAAGTCTTTTGCCTTTTCTAATATCTGTCCTATTTCTTCTAAGGTTAATTGGTCAGCAGTTTTAAATTCATATTTTGCAAGTTCAAGATTTGCATTAGCTCTTTCTCTACAAACAGCTTTTGCCTTACAAAACTTACAATGTTCTCCACAGTTAAAATCACCCTCACCATTTAAAGCCATTACAGCTTTTTCTTGAGCAATCTTAGCAAAGGCTAGTAAGTAATCAAGACTACATTCCCAAGTATCTATAATCGCTAAGCGAGGCTGCACAATTGACATTTTAATATGCTCTATCGGGAATATCATTTCATAAGCAAGATAAGCACCTAATGCGTACAGAAGTAATTGAGCATTGTTTTCAACACTTACAAGAACACCTTTACCATATTTAAAATCTATAATATGTAAGGTATCATTAGCTATTAAAATACAGTCAGCAGTACCAAAGCCGTCAGGAACATACTGTGAAAAATCTACTTTCTGTTCCACAGCTATATGGGGAGTTACTAAGTGTGAATACATTTGTTCTTGAATAAATTCTACATACTCATCTGTGTATCCTTGCATTTCTTCCTGATATAACTCTTTTTCTTTTAGCTTCTTCATTGCAACTGTAAATTTCCTAGAAGTTAATCCAGGATCTATTAATTTTCTTACCTTCAACTCTGCTATCTCATGTGCCAAACTTCCTTCTTTTGCATATTCACTTTCTACATCTTCAAATTGTTCACAGAGTCTGACAGAAGGTGGACAAGCTATCCACCTTGCAGCACTAGAAGGTTCTAAAAGTGCATGTACCATTAAACATCAGCTCCTAAGCTTTTAAGTTCTTGTACAAAAGCTCCATACTTTTCTTTTGGTAAAAATGTAATAGCTTTAACTTCAAAACTAGCTAATAGATTTATCAACACAGGTCTATTGTTGACGACATCTTTTTTTACCCATTCTGCAGCTATTTTTTGCAAATCTTCTGCAGTATACTCAGCTGTCTTAGTAGGTAAAGGAGTTGCAACCTCTGCAGAAGCTTCTTCCTTCTTAGCTGGAGCAGTAGGTAGTTTAGGAGCGGGCGCTTCTTCTACTTTTTTAATGGGTTCTTTCTTTTCTTCCACATTAACAATAGTTTTTTCTACATCAGAAATTACTTCTGTACAGTTCACTTCTATAAACTCTCTTATTTCCTTTTTAACTTCTTCCACACTTCCTGTAAATTCTACTTTTACCATTTATTTATCCTCCTATTTGCATTTTTTATTAATTTGTGATATCTTATTTTTTAAGTATGAATAGTTGTCTGTTGATGATGTGGTAGTCGCAACAGACTTTTTAATTCTCAGCATACTGAACACCTCCTTTATATTGCATAATTCCAAAGTTCTATCATAGGTTTTATTAAAGTTTCTCCAGTAATGATATCTGATAGAACAGCAATATTGCCATCTTCTAAAACTAATTCATAATAATGCCCATCTATTAAAAACATTTATGCCTCCTATAATTTATCCACTAATCTAATAATAAGTTCTCCAATCCTTACCTTTTCATTAATAACCTTAAGTTCTCTGAAATCGTCCATATACGACTCTAGCATTTCTTTTATAATTTCTTGCTTATAACTAGATTTGTTAACAGGCATTTCTTTTAAAACCTTGTATTCTGTGCCTATTTTTTCTAAATATCCTTTATTTTTTAATCTATTTAGGTAAGTTTTAACAACACCCTCTCCCATTTTTAAATCTTCAGCTATTTCTTTATTTGTAGCATAAGTATTACATCTTAAGTACTCTAGTAGTTCTTCTATTTTAGTCAATTCCATCATCTCCTTATCTTAATACTTGTGGCATAACTATATAATCTGTATTTTCTTTACTAAATTTAATAGCACTTCTATTATTTTTTCGTTTTCTTATCTAATTTTTTGCCTAAATCGATAATGTACTGTTTCAAATCGTCTTTGACTTGAGGGTGTTTGAGGGCATAATCGATAGAAGTTTTCATGAAGCCAAACTTGTCGCCGACATCATAGCGGTCGCCTTTGAATTCACGGGCAAAAACGCGCTGAGTCTTGTTGAGGGTATCAATGGCATCAGTCAGTTGAATTTCATTGCCCGCACCAGGAGTTTGTTTCTCCAAGATTTCAAAAATTTCTGGCGTTAGCAGGTAGCGGCCGATAATGGCCAAATCACTTGGCGCATCCTCTGGTGCTGGTTTTTCAACAAATTTTTCAACGCTGTAGAGGCCATTGACACCTTCGCCTTG